ACTCTTCCATTGTTTTACCAGCTTGAGCTATTGGTGTTCCCTTTAGAAAGATTCCTTTTTGTTCTGCCCATGCTATAACAAGAGCTTCTAATTCATTGTAACTTTTCATATTATATTATTTTTTGTTCTATTAATAATTGTTCTACTTTTTCCCAGTCTACAAATGGTCTAGATGATAAACTTGTGTCATATTTTAATGGACAGCCAAGAGCTGAATCATCTATCATTAAATCAGCAAAGCTTTTAGGGCTCTCTGTCCAATTATGTTGATCTGGATCACTATTTACACCATATAATGGAATTTCATTGTCTATAAACCACTGTATAGCATCATTTAAAAATGTTCCTTTTACATCAGGAATAATATGCTTATTGATTGTTTTAAATGTTATTCTATTACTTCTCATAGTAAATAATATGAGATGGTGCCCTGCATCAGTTAATTTTCTAAGTACTGGTACAGAACCTATACTTTTACCTATTTGTGGAAAACTATGAGTTACACAGGTTCCATCGAAATCCACATTAATCGTAAGTTTCTCTTTCATGTTATTTATAAAGATTATGTGTGTCTATATCAGTAAAAGTTTTAATTAAACTTCTAATTGCTTCACCACACGTTACTGCCATTTCTCCTCTTATCTCAATAGATAAGTTTTCTTTTTCTTGAAGTTCCCACATTTTATCTAGTAATGCACTTTGAAAAATATAAACTGAAGCTCTAAACCCTTCATCATCGAATCCAGGTTTAGCTTCATAATTTTCTAATAATGTATCTTCTATTTCAGATAATATTGGACTTAGTTTTTTTCCTAATGTCATATAATTTTTTCTGTTATTAATATTTGTCTAACTTTTTCAATTAATTCTGGTATTCCAGCATCATTTATAATTTCATAATTAAACTCAGCATCATCAAGACTTGTTTCACTAGGATGTTCTTTTTGATATTGTTTAGAACAACTTATTTTGTGATAACCAGTTCCTCCACATTCAGAACAAGGTCTCACCACTCTGATAGTGATACCTTTACGTCTTACAATAGCTTCTAACTCATTCTCAAATCTCATGTCTGTAATAATCCAGTTAGGATATACAGGCTCTCCATCTGTCAACTTTGTATCAAATGCTCCTATTAAATAATGTGTAGGAGTATAATCAGCAAACAAAGCAGCTGCCCAAATATTTTTAGATAAATTATCTCTTAAACATTCAGTTCCAAGAGTTTGCAAAAACTCACGTATTGTTGTATTTTCTGTTATCATTTTTTTAGTTTTTAAATTTCCATTTATAACCATAGGCTGTTTTAGCTACATTACCCTGACTATTTTTTTTACCTGAACATACTCTATTAATTAAACTATTGGAGAATCCTAATTCTCTTTCTACTTTATTAGCTGACTCCCATTCTTTAATAAAATTATTTTCTAAATCAAATTGTAAAACAGGTTTTGACAATTTTTTACCTATTTTTTCTCCTACTGATTTATCTCTTTTTTTACCAGTATTTGCTTTTTTCATTGCTTCTATTTGTTTGTCAAAGCCAACACCACTTTTAATTAATGAGTTGTTTTTACCTTTTTGATTTTCAGATAATATTTTTTTAACATCATCTGTTCTTTTTTTACCAATTAATTTTTGTCTTCTTTTTTCAATAGTTTCTTTAGATTGTGTTTTACCTAAATTTATATCTCTTAAAAGTTGTTTAGTTTCTTCTCTTCTTACCACACCTAAAGAACTACCTGCAATTTTACAGATATTATATTGGGGTAATAATATATCAATGTAATACTGTTCTTTTTCTATTAATTCAGAAATAGAACAGTATTCTACAACAGTTAATAAAAAATCAACACTTTTTTTATTATAAGCTCTCTGCAAATGTATATTTGGATGATTACCTTTATTTAATCTTTCTAAATGTTTTCTCCATCTATTATGTATGTCATAAGAACTACCAATATAAAAGTATTGATTTTCTGGATTTGTGATTTTATATATACCTGATTTCATACTACAAATATATGTTATATATTGTAGAAATTCTCTAACATTTATGTTAAGTTTTTGTTAAAGTATTTAATAACTCTTGTGATATATAACCTTCTTCTACTAATTGCTTAAAAGTTTTTTCCTTAAACTCTTGATCTTCAAAATCCTCTACAGGGAAACCTGTTAATAGAGAAGCTATTGTTTTCAACTTTCCAGCAAATTTCTTAACTTCAAACTCTCTTTCTCCATTAGTGATAGATAACCCTTGAATTATCTCTCCAATAGTATCTTTACCAGATCCTATTTTTCCTGATATACCGATAATCATTCTCTTATCTGTATTATCATTCCACCTTTGAAATTGTTCATAGCTTCTTCTTTAGAATTAGCTTGCACATCTATCCACTCTTTGTCTTCTCTACCAAAAGGTAGATATATTATTGTGTATGTTTTCATATTATACTTCTTCTTCGTTAAACAAACTATGATTTGCACAAGGAGAAACTATTTCTGCTTCTGCTACTTCTATCTCTTCCTCAATAGGAAGATCTGCTTGATTGATTTTGTTAACAATCTTTTGTTTTAATTCATCGTAGAATTCTGGATTATCAACAAGAAGAGTTTTGAACTCTTCAAGCTCATACTTAACTTCATCTATAGTCATGTACTTACCATACTTTCTACCAATCTCAAACTCATTGATAAGCTCCATCATTTCTGTCACTTTATCAATACCTAATCCATACACTATCTCAAATTCAGATTTGCGATATGGAGGAGACATTTTATTCTTAACAGCTTTCAGTTTAGTAATATTACCATAAGCTTGATCTCCATCTTTAGCTAATGATTTAGTTATCTCAATTCTTACATCACTATAGAATTTAAGAGCATGTCCTCCTTGAGTTGTTGTAGGATTACCAAACATAACACCAATCTTCTCTCTATATTGACTAATTACTATCACACATACATTATGTTGCGATAAAGCCCCTTTTAGCTTTGGATAAGCATTACTGTTCAATAAAGCTTTTCTACCGATTGTAGAGTCTCCTACGTCCCCATCAAGCATCTTTTTAGGGATTAATGATGAATCACTATCAATAATGACAAGATCTATCTCTCCAGTTTGGATTAACTCCATAGCAATGTTGAAACCTTCTTCTCCACAGCTTGGTTGAGCAATCAACATCTTTGTTGTATCTACACCAATTTGTTTGAAATACTTCTTATCAACAGCGTTCTCACCATCGATATATAGCACTGTACCACCTTTCTTTTGACACTCTGCTACAGCATGTGCACAAATTGTAGATTTACCAGTACCTTCCCATCCCATAAGCTCATATAGCTTACCTTTAACAAATCCTCCAACACCGAGTGTGATATGATCAAACCCAATACTTCCTGTACTGATAACATCATAATCTCCTCCTGATTTAGAATCTAATGCTAATACTGAACCAACACCATAAGTCTTGTTTAACTTATCCATTGCATCTTGAAACTTTCCTTTTGTTTCTACTACTTTTTTTGCCATTATTTAATTGTTTTATTGTTTAAAGTTAATCATTTTTTTAGTTGTTTCCTAACATAAGTATAACTAAAATGTTAGCTAATTACATAGTATATAGCGTATTATAGATAATATTTTAGTTATTTTAGTTATTTTTTTATTATTGAAATGTCCGTTATTATATGCATTTACATCTATTTTGTACAGAATACTGTACATTATATGTATTTACATATATTTGTCCTAAATAGGTATTCTTGGTGAAAAACAGGTTGATTTTAATCATTTCTGTGAATAATAGGTTTAGTCAAAAAAACCCTAAATTTCTTCAGGGCTCTTTCTTTCACAATTAAAAAACACAGTTTTGTAAAACTCAATATTCCTCTTCTTCTTTTCTCAAAGAAGTATTTCCTTTTATACTTTGATCATACGGACAATGTCTGCAACTATTGCCGCAGCATGTTTTTCTTTTTGCTAAATATTCTTTAGTAAAATGAATTCTTCCATCTTCTAAATAATAATCAGCTCCTTGGTTAAAATCTTTTTGTTCATTATTCATATTATTTATTCATTTTAGATTCATAAATGTAATAAGTAATTGCAACTGGTATTTGATGGCGTTCATTAATTAAATGAGTATAACTTAAATCATTTAATCTTTTTTTACCACGTAATAATTCAAGTTGATCTTCTGTATATACAGCTATTCCTTTTTCTCCAGTTGTTTTATATTTTTTTAAACCTAATTTTGATACTTTGTTTCTTACAGATTTTTCATTTATCCCTAACATTATAGATAATTCAAAAATAGTATAATATTTAAGTTCCGATATTCCTTTCATGTTTAGATTGTTTTATAAGTTCAGTTTCATTCTCATAAACATATTTATACTTATTGCTTATATAGTCTTCCATGATAACTGATTCTTTAGGAAGTTTTCTAAATGAATAAGCATGACTACTAGCCTTGATTGCTAATATAAAATGTTCATCATTATAACCGCAAAGAATTCCTTTATAGTCATCATGTACTATTTCCATTCCTTTAAACTGGTTGAATACTTTTTCCATCTTTATCTAGGTTTAAAGTTGCTAATCTATTCTCCACTTCAAATTCCACTTTGAGAATAAAATTAATCTTATCTTCGATTTCTTGATTTATAATTCTTCCTACGAATGGCATAATATCTTCAAGATTTGTATACACTCTGGCTAAACCAAATTTACATTTGATTTGTTGATATTGAAAACCAGGTATCTCTGTAAGATCATTAAAGATTTGATCAATGTAACTTAACACTGATGGAACTTCTATTTGCATACCCCAATTCCCTTCTTCTAAATAATTAACATATTTAGTATTAAACTCTTGATTCGTTCTCATATTTTTGTTGTTTTAAAATTATAGGGTAACAAAGATAGCTCATTACCCTATCAATTCCTAATTAATCTTCAATAGTTAATTCGTAGTGCTCTCCATCATTACCATTTTGAGCAATTATATCTATTCTAGCATTAGACAATCCTTCTTCTAAAATATCAAATGCTGCATCTATAGCAAATAGTTCTGCTTCTTTTCTTGTCTTCCAAGATTGTGTAGTAGCTTGTTTACCTATTTTACATGTAAATGTATTATCTGGATATAAAAAGATTTCAATAATGATATTGTTATCATCAAATACATCAAGTAACATCCTTGGATTTACATCCATTAATGTTCCTATTTTATCATTATCTATACCTGCTTCCCTTACCATTTCTTTAAACTCTTCTGATATAGTATCTGTCTGAAGAGATTCAATCATTTTTTCTAAAAACCACTCTCGTACAAGAGTGGCAGATAATGGATATTTTTCTAATAATTCGATTCCTTTCATATTATTTTATATTAATTTCTTTATTTAATTCAATTCCTGCATCTCTCCACCAAATTCTTTCAAAATCAAATTCAGTTAATGGATCCTTTTCTTTGCATGCTGTATATTTAATATTATACAACATGGCTGTTATTTCACAAAACTCAGCAGCTTTGTCTATTCCGTAAACATCAATTATTTTATTTAATATATCGTGGTTATACATCTTCTTTTATTTTATCAATATTTAATATTTCTTTTTCTTCGTCCCAACCATCCCAAACTTCATATTCATCAGTAAATGTAATACCAATCTTATCTTCCCAGAATTCTACAAGATCTGTACTCTTTTTAAACACCCTAACTTGTAAACTTATTTCATCTCTACTAAGACCTGATTTTACAACTTTTACTGATTTTGGAAATTCACTTTGAAATGTTTTAGATGTTTTGGAATATTTACCCTGCTTGACAAGTTCATAATCTTTATTAAACTTCTCATTAAGTTGATATACCACTACAACAAATCCACCTTCATAATCATAATCCTCGATTATATTTTTGGTTCGTTCATATTCATCATCTAAGAATTCTCTAAACTTATCCAGATTTTCAGGCTTAAATAAAATGTAGACAGCATTTTTATACTGTCCATCTTTTCTATCATCACTTATATATCCATTAATAAATCCATTATTCTTCAATACATCTTTGGGAAACCTCAATGTAGGAATTATAAATATACTAGTTATATTCTTTTTTATATTCATTATACTCCTTTGATATTTACTATTCCGTTAGCTAAATGATTTTTGTGGCTTATGGTCCACGTTCCTGTTTCTTTACACCATATTAATGCAGTGATCAAATCTTCTACACCAGGATAAGTTCTTCCTTTGTGTATAAATCCATGATATGCATCTTCCATATCATCTATATCAATTGTATAGATTAATGGTTGATAGTAGTTTGTACTATCACATACAATGAATTTTAAATAATCCACTCTATATCCAAAATACTCACTATCTGGATTACTTGCTAAATGTAACATTGCATTATAATATAGATAGGCCTGAATATATGCTCTTCTGTAAAGATAATACTCTTCATAGAAATTCTCTACACTCCATGTACATTTTAAATCATAAGGCTGGATGACTCTTTTATCATGATCGATGATTACTTTATCAAGCATACTCTTTAGAGGAAGACCGTATATATCATATCCTTCTACCTGCATTTGATCTATCACTGTATACCTAGAGCTATTTACTAGATTAACAATTGGTGCTGTTGTACTATTAGTCTTTAACTGCTCAACAATCTTTTCAGCAATGGACACTTCCATTGTATTGATGACAGTTAGATTCTTAGTTCTAACCATTCGTATTTCATTATAGTATATCTCAGCATCAGATCCAAAGAACTTACCTATCACAGCCTCGTATTTAATCTTAAATCCTGATAAAGCATAAGCTTCTTGAGATATATCTGCAAAGTCTCTAGTCACTACACCAAATTCATCTGTAGCATCTCTTGTCACACGATATAATGCTTCAACAAAGTCTAACATT